GCTCATCTACAACTTCCTCGCCGCGGACCTGGACGACGACAACACGCCGTTCCTGATCGCGATGCACGGTACCAGCGTCCGGCACGCCAAGACCATCATCTCGGCGTTTCAGCTGAAGCGGCTGCCACTCTTCGCCAAACCGGTAGTTATCACCGCCGTCGAGGTCAAGAATGACAAGGGCAGGTTCTACGAGGTGGTGATCAAGCCAAACGGCGACGACAAGGCGTTCGACTGGCGGCCCTACGCGGAGATGTATAAGGGATTCCAGGCCACGACCGTCCGCGCCGACGCCGACCGCGAGGGCTTCGCGGCAGAGGCGGCGACGGCTGAGCCCGACGGCGACCTGCCCGAGGGCCTCGCCGACGCGCTGGATGGCAGCAAGCCCCTGTTCTGAGTCTCCACACCGCGGCGGGGCCAGGGGCGCCCCGCCGCACCTGTACCCTGTACTCAGGGCACCACCTCAGGAGACGACGCAATGGCCACAGTCTATACGTCTTGGGACATTCAGGAGACGCAGAGTCTCCGTAGGCACAACAACGCCCTCGAGCGCGAGAACGCCGAACTCCGCGAACGCCTCGACGCCGTGGAGTTGGCGGCGCGGAGGCTGAACCAGGGCCTGGGCGAAACGACGCGCATCCTGACGGACCTCCTCGACGAAGTCCACGCGCTGCCCCAGCTCCGCCAGGTCGGCGTGCGCTGCGCCCGCTGTGGCGACGCACGGGTGATCTTTGTCGGCAACGGGGACGGCGACGATCCCTACGACTCGGGCGTTTGCCCCGTCTGCGTTACGGGCAGCGAGGAGCCCGAGCAAGCCGATATCGACCTGGACGCGCTCGAAGCGCCGCCGCCGGAGGGAAAGCCGTGAGCAGTGAAGAGCGCGCCGCGCGAGATGCCGCCTATCGCGCCACTCACAAGGAAGAGCGCGCCGCAGCCTCGTGTGCCTATCACGCCGCACACAAGGAAGAGCGCGCCGCCTACCGCGCTGTGCACAGGGAAGAGCGCGCTGCCCGACAGGCCGCCTATCGCGCCGCGCACAAGGAAGGGCGCGCCGCCCGAGACGCTGCCTACTACGCTGCCCACAGGGAAAAGGCCGCCGCCTACAACAACGCCTACAAGGCCGCTCACCTCGATGTGGGCAGGGCACACGAGGCGAAGCGCCGTGCCCTGAAGAAAGGGGCTACCGTGGGGGCCATTACCACCGAGGCCCTCGCCGAGAAGAGGGCTGAATACAGTGGCATCTGCCCTTACTGCAACCAACCTATCACTGAAGGCCACTTTGACCATGTTGTTCCGCTCTCTAAAGGCGGCTCTCACACGACAGACAACCTGGTATGGGTGTGCGCTGAGTGCAATCTGAAAAAAGGGGATAAGAGCCTGCTAGGGTACCTGCTCGCCACGGCAACATGAAAGGAATGACTATGACCCGCGATGAAATGGTGACATTCTTGCAGGGCTTGACCAGGGCAGAGCTTTGCGATGTGAGGGAATTGCTGGAACAGGAGCTGCGCGCGCGCATGCGAGAGGAAGCCCGGCCGCCAGACGAGCCGCAACGCAGCGGGCGCGGGCGGATCTACATCGGAGGGAAGGCGCAATGACAGACCTCTGTGCAGTCGAAAATCTACGCCCGTCACCGCTCAACCCGGCAGGCCGAGTAGCGGCATCGGCAATCAAGGGGCTCAAGGAAAGCATACGGCAGCGGGGAATCATTGTGCCGCTGGTTGTCACGAAAGATGGTGAGGTGGTTGACGGGCACCGGCGGCTTCAGTGTGCCAAGGAGCTGAGCATTACGACTGTCCCGGTTGTTCGCGTAGAGAGAGACCCCGCGCTATGGAGCGATCTCACAGTGTCAACGAGGCCAATGCGGCCCAGGGAATACCTGGAATACCACCTCGCAGGCGGGCTGGTTACAAGCCCTTCAGTCCGAAACAAAATCGTTGCCCTGGAAAAGATCGGAGGGCGCGCCATCCTCGTGAGGATGCTGAAAGAAAACCTTAGTCACGCGATATATTCAGTGGCCTGCGCAGTGTCGGCCTATGTCGATGGAGATAAAAACAACACGGAGTGGATGGCCCTCCTGCTGAACTGGCTAATCGACGGGCATCGTCAGGATATGGCGGGACGAGCAATGAAGGGCGGTATCCCCCCCGCCCATCTATATCAAGCCATTGTCGAGGGGCGAGACATCAAACAAGAGTGGGGGGTGGCCCGTGGATGAGATGCTACTGGCCGATCTGGCCGCCCTGGAATCCCGCCTCTCCGCCGCAACGCAGGCCGACGGGATCACCGTCGACCGGGAGTTGCTCACGGAGATGATCAGGCGCTCGCGGCAATACGAGAGCCTGGTTGAGGTCGTGAGGTGGGCCAAGGAGCAGCTGGCCCGAGGGCGCACCTCCGGGGCGAAGCGACCAAACCTGCTGTCCATAGAAGACCAACTCTCAGCCGCGCTATCCGAGTCGGCGGGAGCTCGCAATGAGCCGACGGAGAGGGACGCGATGCCTATGCGCTGAGGCGGCGATCCGCGCGGTGGTTTTGATGACGGCTGCTACTCTGCCGTCGCGAACAGGGTAGCAGCCCTGGGCCAGGCGGTACCGACGGTGCAACGGCGCTGTCTCTGGGTTCGACTCCTGGGTGGCCCACTGGGCTCGGAAGGGCATATCGCGTCGGGACTGTAATGGGCGCCAAGCGTGGGACGCCACACCACGGGCCTGTGGCCGGCTGTCGCTTCCACAAGCACGGCGGCCGGCCACGAAACTAGGGAGTGTAGAGGAGGAGGGGCAATGAGCGAAGCAGCAAAGACGCCGGTTATGACCCCGGAGGAGTTCGCCGCAAAGATGCGGAAGATATACGAGGGCAGATACGACCTAGAGAGGTATCACGGAGACGCTGATGACCTCATGGTATTGCTGCTGCGGCAACTCGGCTACGGCGAGGGGGTGGACCTGTTCGAGGGATCGGAACGTTGGTATTCCTAGTATAGAGGAGGGGCAATGAGCGAGAGCGAGCTGAACGAGAGAGAACAGCGGCTGGCAGAGATACGGAAGCTAGAGCAGGCGGCGACGCCGGGACCGTGGGTTATTGGCATATATGAGCGATATGGCTGGCCGGGGTTCACAATCCGCGACATGCAGGGGCCAACGCACGAAGAGGCGATGCGTGACGCCGATTTTATCGCTGCGGCTCGCGACGACATCCCCTACCTGCTCGCCGAGATCGACCGGCTAGACGCGGAGGAAGCGCGCTTGGGGGCTGCTTTGATCGAGGCGGCGCTGGTGGAACGGCGAGCCAGCTTGGCACTCAAACAGGGACACCTGCACCAGGCGCCAGCCGGCGCAGACCAGACGTGGGCCGACGCGCTCACGGCCTACGAAGCCGCTGTCGACGCGCTGCTCGCGTTCTTGGAGGAGGCCACCGATGGCAAGTGAGAGGATGCGCGAGGCACTACGTTGGCTAGTGAACCTGCACTACGGCGTGAGCCGAGGAACAGTGCTCGTTGACGAAGACGACGGGGTTGTGCGGATTCCGGCGTCCGTTACCGAGGACGAGTTCGCGGCGGCGATAACCGAAGGGCGCGAAGCACTGGAAGAGAGTGACGAGCAGACGCGCCTTGAGGCCGCCGTTGTCGAGGCGGCGCTGGCAGAACGGCGGGCAGAGATGGCCTACGAGCAGATGACGCGGACGGTGTGGCCGTGTCAGTACAGCCGTGAGACGGTACAACCGGTCTATGCGGCACAAAAGGCGCTCGCCGTTGCCATCGATGCGCTGCTCGCGTTCCTGGAGGAGGGCAACGATGCCGACTGACGAGCGCTGCGAGACGTGCATGTACTGGGGAGCGCCGGTGACCGAAGGCCGGCGCATCTGCCGCAAGTTAGACTACACGGTCGGAGCTTGGGCACGCTGCGGGTTCTGGAAGCCGGAGGCGCTGCCGTTCGCGGATGAGCCGGTGGACAAAGAGGAGGACACCAATGTCCAATGATCCCGCTGCCGACATTCTGGCCAGCGTTCGCGCTGTCGTCGAGGAACGCGACGCGCTGCGCGCTCGAGTGGCGGAGTTGGAGACACTGACCCGCCGGCAGAGTACGGTGCTCGCCCACGCGGCGGACCTGCTCCACGAGCTCGACGCGTTCGCCGCGGAGGTATGCGAAGAGCCGGCGCCCGAACGCAGCCGAGCCACGACTGACGTGCCGCTGGCTCCGGGCACGCGCCTGGTGACGGTCTCGCTGGGCGACGAAGAGCCGGCGCCCGAGCCGGCCATCGCCCAGGCCGCGAGACGCGCTGCGGCCGCGCGAGGGGCGCGCGAGCGGCGCGCCTACTCCGACGCCGACGTGCACCAGTGGATCGCCGAACTCCGCGCCGGCTGCTCGATCTGGGAAATCCACAAACGCACCGGCGTGTCATACGCCCTGATTCTGGGCCGCGTCCAGAAAGCCGGCGGCGTGATCGAGCGGGGCCGCCTCGTTTCGATTCAGGAGGGCGTCACGAACGCGCCGCCCGAAATCACCGCCGACACGGACGAAGAGCCAGACGACTGGGACGCCTCTGAGATGACCATCATCATAGAAGAGCGCGAGCCTGAGCCTGAGATCGCCACCGACACTGACGACGTGCCCCCTTTTCTGCTGCACAGCCGCGAGAGCGATGCCGAGTCTGTGGCATCCTCCTAGACCCGGCGTGGTGCGCCTGGGATGACGAGGGCCTGTTCGACGGCGTGTGCGACGATTGCCAGGTCGAGGCGGGCCGGATCGCGGAGCAAACGGGGCTGCCGGTGGAGGTGGCGGTCAAGTTATGGACCGCGCCACGGCGGGACGCGCAGGACCCGGCGGAGCTGACGGCGTTGGAGGCGGAGATGGAGAGGGGGGCGAATGAGCGAGATTAAAGCTATCGAGACGATCTACAAGGGCTACAGGTTTCGCTCCAGGCTGGAGGCGCGCTGGGCGGTGTTCTTCGACGCGCTGGGCATCGAGTGGGAGTACGAAAAGGAAGGCTATGACCTCGGTGCGGCGGGCTGGTATTTGCCGGACTTTTGGCTGCCGAAACATGGGTACTGGATTGAGGTCAAGCCTAGCGAGCCTCTGGCAGGGTCCAATGACCACCTCAAGATTGCGGCTCTAGCGACGGCTCTCTCGCGCGATGTCTACATTGCCGTAGGCCCTCCCGGCCCGCCCTACGATTTCCGCTACTCGGACAGAATACAGACTTACTTTCGCCCCGTTCATCCTGGCGGCAACTTTGCCTCTCATGCCTGGTGGTGCTGGTGTCGGTCCTGCGGTGGCTATCTGCTATCCGTGTTCGGACATCTACACGAGACCTGCCCGTTATGCGGACAGGCGGCAGATGCTGGCAGAGTGGGGCTAGCCCGCGAGATTGATGGTATTGGCATAGCCCACCCTGCCATCGATGAAGCATACACCGCCGCCCGCTCCGCCCGCTTTGAGCATGGCGAAAGCCCAAAGGCATAGCGCATGGATCTTCTCCAGGCCATCGTTGCCCAACTGAACAGATCCGGCGTTCCTGACGCCAAGTTCCCTGACGCCAAGGGCGAATACTGGGCGCACTGCCCGCTGCCGGGCCATAGCATGGAACGCCAGCCGGACAACTTCTCCGTGAGCGCCAAGGGCTACAAGTGCTTTTCCTGCGGCGGCAACGGTTCGCTGAACGACCTCGCTCAGACCATGAACATCGACGTGCGCTCGGCCCGCCGGGGCTGCACGCTCGACGAGTACGCCAAGGTCAAGCACCTGGCGCCCGGCTTCCTCAAGGGCTTGGGTCTCTCCGATGGCGAATGGTTTGGCACACCGGTCGTGAACATCCCGTACAAGGACGAATCTGGTGCGCTGATCCGCATGCGCAAGCGCCTGGCCCTGCACAAAGATGGGCGCTCTAGCAAGGACAACCGTTTCCGCTGGGATAAGGGCAGCGAGCAGCCGCTGTACGGCCTCTGGCGCCTCACCGACGTCGAACACGCCGGCTGGGTGCTGTTGGTCGAAGGTGAGTCGGACTGCCACACGGCGTGGACCTACGGCATTCCGGCTCTCGGCGTGCCGGGCGCGAACAACTGGGACAAGGCCAAAGGGAGCATCCTCCCACGTCTCGCGGCGCTCGAAGTCTACGTCTGGCGCGAGCCGGACCAGGGCGGCGACGCTTTCATCAAGGCCATCCAACGCGACCTGCCCAACGCCCGGATCATCATCCCCCCCACGGGTACCAAAGACCTTTCCGAGGCGCACTGCCGTGGCGACGACGTGACCGCCGTCCTGGCTGGGCTCAAGGCCCTCGCGATCTCAGTGCTAGATGTGCGCCCGCTACAGGAGACAGCGCCAACCCTCGCCGCCTTTGCGCCGTGGGTCAGGGAGCAGCTGAGCGAGCGCAACGACCGCGATACCAAGCTGGCCATCGCCGGCGCGCTCTCCGCCTGGCTCCTGGGGCACAAACGGTTGATCGTTGACGACGGCCAGGACCAGGCCAAGGGCGGGCGCGCCTATCTGGTCTCGGACGATGGCGCCCTGTGGCCCCTCGACAAGGATGCAGTGAACACCCGGCTACTTCTCTACCAGGCCGGGCTCAACGGCACGGAGGCGGTGTACTCTTTCGTGATCGAAGCCATCACCATGGAGGCGTTCCGCTCTGGCGGTCACCTCACACTGTCCCGCTGGCAGGCCAACCGCAGCGATACGCTGTACGTGTCGTGCGGATATTGCCAGACCGTGCGCTGCCAGAACGGAGCCCTCGAGCGCATGCCGAACGGCACCGGCGATGTCTGGTTCGCGGCTGACGCTTGCTACCCCGAATGGCAGATCGCCACCCCGATTGAGCCGCACACACTGGCCGCCTTCCGGCCCAACGTCATCACGCCCGACGAGGTACCCGACTATACGCCAGAGACGCAGACGCACCTCCTCACGGCCTGGCTGGCGTGCTTGGTCTCCGGCCTGCGCCCGCTGCCTCTGCTTTGCTCTATCGGCATGAACGGCGGCGGCAAGACCACACTGGTCAAGGCCGTGATTCGCACGCTCCTGGGCCCGTCCGGCGACGTCGCCGGCCTTACAGACAACGTCCGCGACTTCCAGGTGCAGCTCACCACGACGCCGATCGTCGGCCTGGACAACGTCGATAACGAGGTGCCGCCTTGGTTCTGTGACGAGCTAGCCGCTGGCCTGACCGGCAAAAACATCGAGGTGCGGCAGCTTTATACCGATAGCACCCGCCTCACCAGACCCGTGACCGCGGCGTTGGCGATCACCACACGCACGGCGTCGTTTTTTCGTCCGGACGTCGCCCAACGGGCCCTGCCCATCCTCACCGAGGAGTTCGCCGATGCCGACCGTGTGGCCGACGAGGATCTGCTCGGTGAGGTCGACGCCCAGCGCGACGGCCTCCTCTCCTGGTGTGCACTGACCGCAGCGCGCCTGCTCACAGAGCGACGCGACGCGCCTCCCGGTCTGCCCCTGCGCTTTGTTGACTTTGCCCGCATGGTCTGGGCGCACATGCGCGCCCTTGGCCACCCGACGATGGCCGCACATATGCTCTTGGCTCTCCGCACCGCACAAGCACTGATCGTCGGTGAGGCGGATCCGCTCGTGGAGGCTATCGCGATGTACTTCCCCGAGATTGCCACGTTTGACCGCTGGGAGGGCACACCGGCGGAGCTGGTCAAAGCGCTGGCCATGGCGGGCGCAGAACTGCCCTATCTGGGCGGCGGAAAGCGCATTGCTCGCCAGTTGCGCGAATCCAGGAAGACCCTCGAGCTCATGGGCTTTCGCATGAGCGAAAACAAGAGTGGAACTCACACCTTGTTCACCCTGCAGAGCCAGATGGTCCGCGCAGAATCCGCAGAAAACGCACATTCCTCCGGAACCCGTATTGTTACATCTCGACTTTTTGAGCCAGATGTAACAATAGGCAAACCTGACGGAACTGCGGATTCTGCGGATTCTGCGCCGTCTACCGCTGATCCTGCCGACGACGATTCGCGCCCCGCGAACGATGGTACAGAGCCAGAGGAGGCCGAATGGCTGACGTTCTGATGGATGGCCCCGCGCTGCTCTCCGCCCTCGAGGGCGTCGGCGCCAGGTTGATGATCGTTGAGGGCACCCTGCGCGTCGAGGTGGCGTCGAAGGCGCTGACCCCGGCGATGCGCGCCGCCCTGGCCGACAAAGGCCCGCTGCTGTCGGCGTGGCTGGCTCGCGAGTGGCAGCGCCACTGCGCCAGCCTGCCGCTCCGCGTCGACGATCCCAGGCCGGACATCGCCGTTGACTCGCAGTGGTGGACGCAGCTCTTGAACCTTGCCCATGGCGCCGCGACGCTCGAGCTGCGCGAGGCGTTGCACTGCCTGCGCTGCCTGGGAGCGCGGCTGATCTGGGATGGGCCTGTGCTGCGCCTGGTGCGCGGAGACGAGATGAGCGCCGAGGAGTACGCCGGCTACCGGGAGCGCTGGCTGGTGCCGCATGCGGCGGAGCTGGGAGTGGCACTGAAAACATTGGCGTCATTGGCGCACCAGATCGAGGCACGGCGACGGGTGGCAGCATAGTGGCCAAGGAGCGCACTCCGGCCCAGCGCGCGGCGTGGCAGCGTTACCGCGAGCAGTACCAGCCGCACTACTCGCTGAACCCGGATCCGGGGTACGTCGACGTGGCGCTGGTGGGCAGCGTCTGGTATGACGCCAAGTGGCAGATCGCGCTAAACTATGAGCGGACGCGGCCAGACGAAGAGGGAGAGGAGTGGATCGTTGGCAGGACGTTCTGGCGCGGAGAGCGGTGCAAACTGGTCTATGACGAGCCGGTGGCGTTTCCGAAGAAGAGCCTGAGGAGGTTGCGCTGATGACGAAGCAGTGGAAACAGGCGGAAAGGGCCGTGGCTGCCAAAGTCGGTGGGAAGCGCGTCTCCAACCACGCGCTGGGGCTGCGCACGCCAGACTGCGAGAGCGACTGGCTGAGCGTAGAGGTCAAGTTGCGAAAGCGGCTGCCGGCGTGGCTGACTGGCGCCCTGGCGCAGGCTGCGACGAACGCGACGCCGGGGAAACTCCCCATTGCCGTGCTGCACCAGGCGGGGCAGCGCTACGACGACGCGCTGGTCGTGCTGCGGCTGAGCAACTTCGTTCAGTGGTTTGGCGACGTCAACTCATCAGTACTGCTTACAGGTTCGGAGGAGGAGGAGGCGACAACATGAACCTTGCGTCGGCGTTCCTGGTGGGGCTGCTTGGCGGGGGCTGCGGCGCACTCGTCACGTGGATGATTCTGGCGCTCTGCCGCGCCAGTGGGATAGAGGACGACGCGGCGGAGGCGTACCAGGCGGGCTATGCGGCGGGGTACGAGGCAGGAGGTTTCGGACATGAGCAGGCACAAGGCGCCGCCAAAGAGCGAGCGAGATCGGTTCGTCGTCTCGGACGGGATCAGCAAGGGTGAGAAGTGGGCGACGTATTCGCGGACCCAGTCCGGCAGCCTGTATCGAATCGTTTCTCCGGCGCTGCCGCTCAGGGATACGAAGGAAGAGGCGGAGGGGGACCTGCTCAGATGGCTGGGGGAGGAGACAGCGTGACGATTGAGCCAATCGGCGAGGCGGAGACGTGGGATCATCCGGCGATAGCGGCGCGGCTGAATGCGCTGATCGCGGCGCAGAACGAGCGAGCGGTGGACAACGCGCTAGAGGCGCTGCGCGAGGAGGACGAGCGGATGCGTGCGCATGAGGCGGAACTGAAGCGCGTGTACGTGGTAGTAGGTGAGGATATGGTGCTCAGCGGAGACGCGTACACCACCACTAGCTGGGTCATCGCCGTGTGCTCGACAGAGGACGAGGCACTGCGCCGGATCGTCAAGGCACCGCGCGCGCCAGGCAGCCGATACGTGTGCAGCGTTCAGGTGTGGGAAGTCGATGGGGGCCGAGTTAGCTGATCTGTGGCGAGCCATTCTGAGCGCGCACTAGGGGGTAGCCGGCGCATGAACGAAGCTCGGGCGATGTGGCGGCGCTGCATGGCCTCCTGGCCGGTAGTAGACGCGGCGACGCGGCGACGGATCGACGGCCTGCCTTGGCGAGTGAGGCAGGCCGTCGTCTGCGTCCACGGCGAGCGGCTGACCGTCGCGGCCACGGCGGCGCGTCTCGGCGTGGGGAAACGCACCGTGTACTACGACCTGTCGCTGGCCGACGCGCAACTGGCCGGCAGTGGCGCCAGGCTGCCAGACCTGGCCGACGTGAGCGTGCGGCGCCTCGCGGCGGCGGTGCTGCTCCAGGCCTGGCGGGACGCGCTGGATGGCAACGTTGAAGCGCCGGCAGCCAGGGAGTGGCTGCGCAACCACCCGTGGGCAGAGGCCCTGTGTGACGGGTGCGACGTGGATCGCGGCGAGCTCGTGCGGCGCATGGATAGGGCACTGGCAGAGCGGTGCGCCGAGGACTGATTGCAGCCTTTGCAGCTTGCAGCGGTGGGCGGTCTGCTATGCTGGTGCCAGGGACAGCCCGCCGTGGCCAGGGCCGCCAGACTCGGCAACGCCGAGGGGCGCTGTAACCCGAGCAAAGTGCGCCGGAAGAAACGGGGCGATAGGACGCGGCGGGGATGACAGCACGAACAGTACTCGCTACGCGCGGCAGGGCTCTGCCAGCGTACCAGGGCGAGTCGTTATAGCCACGGGCAGTGCGGACAGCGACGCCGCGTCGGGGACATCGGCAGCCGGAAGCCAGGCTGTGCGGAGGCGAACCCGGCGGCTACACAGGGCAGCCGCGTGCAATTCGCGGCCCCGTGGCTTAGTGGAGGGCAAGACATGCTGTACCGTTTCGCGCAACGCTTGATCGCGTGGCTCTGGCCGGTGCAGGTGCGGCTGGATAGATACGTGGGGCGGTGATGTGGCGCTTTCGCAGAAGCAGCGCAAGTTTGTCGAGGAATACCTGATCTGCTGGTGTGGCGCAGAGGCGGCACGCCGAGCAGGATATTCGGCGCGTGGCCATAGCGCGTGGACCAACGGTTACCGGCAGCTGAAGAGCGACGATGTCCAGGCGCTCATACGACAGCGCATTGCCGAGAAAGCGATGGCCGCTGACGAGGTGCTACTCAGGCTCGCCGAACAGGCGCGCGGAGAGCAGGAAGCGTACCTGCGCGAAGATGGGACCGTGGACCTGGGACGGCTGCTCGCTGACGGCAAAGGGCACCTGGTCAAGGCGACCAAGTGGGATCGCATGGGGAACCTCCTGATCGAGTTCTACGACGCGCAGGCGGCGCTTGCGCTGCTTGGCCGGCACCTCGGGCTACTGAAGGATCAGGTCGAGCATAGCGGGCCAAACGGCGGGCCAATCCCCGTCAAAGGTTATGTGACGGTGAGCCCGGATGATTGGGATGCTGAGGCGCCGTAACGTCTATCGGCCACTGGACTGGCAGGTAGCGCCGTGGCGAGACAGGTCGCCGATCCTGCTCCTGACGGGCTCGGCTGGCGGCGGCAAGTCGCGGCTGGCGGCGGAGAAACTGCACGGGTTTTTGCTGCGCTACCAGAACGCTATGGGGCTGGCAGTGCGCAAGACGCGGAACTCTATGACCAACTCGACGGTGCTGTTCTTGGAGCGCACAGTGATCGGCGATGATGCGCAGGTGGTACACTACCCGTCGAAGAATCGCTTCGAGTACGCCAACGGAAGTATCCTGGCCTACGGCGGCATGGCCAACGAAGAGCAGCGCGAGCAGATACGTTCGATCGGCTCCGGCGGTTCGGTGGACATGGTGTGGATGGAAGAAGCGACACACTTCACCGAGGACGATTACAACGAGATCATGCCGCGCATGCGCGGGACAGCGGCGGACTGGCGGCAAGTGATCCTGACGACGAACCCGGACACGCCGTCGCATTGGATTCACCGGCGGCTGATCGAGGGCGGTGAAGCGCGAGTGTACAGATCGGGGGCGCTGGACAATCCGCACAACCCGCCTGATTACGTCGAGGCGCTGAACCGACTGACGGGGCCGCTGCGCGACAGGTTGCGCGACGGGCGCTGGGTCCAGGCAGAAGGCGCCATCTACTCCGACTGGGATGCGACAGTGCACCTGATCGACCCGTTCCCGATTCCGGCGGGGTGGCGGCGCTTTCGCAGCATCGACTTTGGCTACACCAACCCGTTTGTGTGCCAGTGGTGGGCGATGGACGGCGACGGGCGGCTCTACCTCTACCGCGAGATATACCGGACGCAGCGGCTGGTGGAGGATCACGCGAAAGAGATCATGGCGCTGAGCCAGGGAGAGGCGATTGAGGCGTCCGTGGCCGACCACGACGCAGAGGATAGGGCCACGTTGGAGCGTTACGGAGTGTACACGCAGCCGGCCATCAAGGACGTGTCGCCGGGCATCCAGGCGGTGCAGGCGCGGCTGAGGCGAGCGGGCGACGGCAAGCCACGGCTGTACATGATGCGCGATGCGTTGGTCGATGCGGACCCGGCACTTCTCGCCGCCCGGAAGCCTACCTGCACTGAGGAAGAGATCGCCGGCTACGTGTGGCAAGGGACCGGCGAAGGGCGGGCGACGAAAGAGGAGCCGCTGAAGCTGGACGATCACGGGATGGATGCGATGCGTTACGCAGTGATGCACGCAGATGGTGGCGGTACATGGTGGATATTCTGACGCAGCCCTACAGGATTGCTACGCCATCCGCCAAGGGCGTGCGGCTAAGCGATCTGCCTCCCGAGGCGTGGCACTACCTGCGCGGCGGTGAGGATGCGAGCGACCTGGCGCGCTTTCACCGCACCGTGCCGTGGCTGTTCCGTGGCGTCGACCTGCGCGCCGACGCCGTGGCCGACATGCCCTTCGTGATTATGCGCGGCCAGACAGAGTTCGACAGTTCGCGTGACTGGCAGAACAAAGTGGGCTTTCTGCCGCACCCGCGCGACATTCTGTGGCTGATCGAGGCCTCGCTGACCATCTGGGGCTACTGCTACCTCGAGCAGGGCCGCAACGCTGGCCGGCGGCTGCGCGACCTGCGCTACCTGCTGCCCACCACGGTCAGGCCGGTGATCGACGCGGCGCAGGGGCTCACCGGGTTTGAGCGCACGGCCAACGGCCAGCGCCTGGACCTTGGCGCCGAGGAGACGGTGTACTTCTGGGCGCCGGACCCGTTTGTGGAGATGGGGCCGCCACGCAGCTCGCCTGTGCAGGCGGCGCTTGCTGCGGCCGGCGTGCTGGCCAACGTGGATGACTTTGCGGCAGCGTTCTTTGCGCGCGGAGCCATCAAAGGCACGCTACTTACTGTCAAAGGCAACCCGCCGGACCAGGAGCGCGAACGCATCCGCTCATGGTGGCAGCGCCTGTTCAGCGGCGTGAAAGACGCCTGGAGCACGGCGGTGGTGAACGCCGACGCCGTGACGCCTGTCGTGGTCGGAGAGGGGTTGGAGTCGCTGGAAAAGAGCGACCTGACGCGCGGGAAACGCGAGGACATTGCCACGGCGCTGGGCATTCCGCAGACATTGCTCACGAGCGATGCGGCCAACTACGCCACGGCGCAGGCGGATCGCCTCAGCCTGTACGACCTGACCGTCCGCCCGGAGTGCACCTCCATCGCGGACACGCTGAACGCGCAGGTTTTCGGGCCGCTGGGCTACCGCTTCCGGTTCCAGCCGGAGTCGTTGAACCTTTACAAGGCCAACGAGCAGGAGCGCAGCGCTTCGCTGGCGTCGTTGCGCACGGCGGGGCTGCCGCTGCTCCTGGCGATGGACATTCTGGGCTACGAGCTGACGGATGAACAGCGCGCGGGGCTTGAGCAGGCGGAAGCACAACGTCAGGCGCAGGCGGAGGCGTTGGCGGCGCGGCTTGGCAGTCAGGCGCCGAGTGACGGAGAGCGGGACGAAGAGGAGCCGCCCGACCGGTCCGGTGAGGAGTTGCGCACCTGGCGTCGTTGGGCGTTGCGACGCGTGCGCCAGGGCAAACAGTTGCGTGACTTTGAGACGCACAACGTGTCTCCGGCGCTGGCCGGCGCGATTGCCGGCGCGCTCGAGGGCGCCACGACGACGGGTGAGGTGGATCGCGTGTTCGACGGCGTGTGGGTAGGGTATCCCTGAGATGGACATTCCGAACCGCGACGAACTCGAGGCGCAACTGGCGCGGTCGCTGGGGAAGTTGCAGAAGGCGCAACTGACCAGGTTGCTAGAGTACCTGGGCGATCCGCCGCGAGTAGAGAACGTGCCGGCGGAGTTCTGGGAAGAGATCGGCAAGGAGCTCGTGGAGGTCCTGCGCCCTTTTCTGGCGGAGATCTACCTGAGCCAGGCGGAGGGGCTATTGCACGCTAGCCCGGCCATCGGCGTGGATTGGGCGCTGGTGAACGAGGCGGCCAGCGACTGGGCGCGGCGCTACACCTACGACCTGGTGCGGGGGATCACCGAGCACACGCGCGGGGCGCTGCAACGGGCGGTGGGCAGTTTTTTCGACGAGGGGCTGACGCGTGGCGAACTGGAAGCGCAACTGTCCGGCCTGTTCGGGCCAGTGCGCGCCGAGATGATCGCCGTCACGGAAGTAACGCGGGCAGCGGCGGAAGGCCAGCAAGGGCTCGTCACCGAGGTTGCCGGGCAGGGCGTTGCGATGGTCAGTGCCTGGTCAACGCGCAACGACGAGCTAGTCTGCCCGATCTGCGGGCCACTGCACGGGCGAGACGCTGACGGCTACGACGCAGGGCGCACGCCGTACTGGGTGCACCCGGTGAGCGGACAGCGCTACGGCAACCCGCCAAGTCACGTGCGCTGCCGTTGCGGAGCTGCTTGGAGGCTGCCCGACACGCCGGCAGTGCCGACGCCGTTTCGGACGGGAGAGTAGCGAGTGGCGTTCTCGCAGGTCGTCACGCGAACCTTCGGAGCCCGGCCCACGCTGCTGGCGCGCAACAGGGCCAGCCTGGCGGCGATCGAGGACCCTGACTGGGAGCAGACCCTCGTGGTGGATACGGTGGGGCGCGGCGTCGCCTGGGCGAACACGAACCTCGCCACGGTAAAGGCGACTGGTGACTACGTTTGGGTGCTGGACGATGACGACGTTTGCGCGAACCCGGCGCTGATCGGGACGCTGAAGGCACATCGCGGCGCACCAGTGATCGTGTGCCGGGCCACGCACGCTCGGTTCGGAGTGTTGCCACACGATGCGCATTGGGGCGCCCCGCCGGTGCCTGCCGATTTCGGGTGGTCCAACCTGTTCGTGCGCGGCGATGTATGGGAGGCGCACCGGTCTTTTCTGGCCCAGTGCGACGTGTACGAGGCAGATTACCTGTTCGCCGCGCACCTATGGGCAGAGGCGGCGCCGTGGCAGTGGTGCGACGTGGTAGCGGCGCACTACCCGCGAGTGAGCGCCGGAGCGGGGGAATCGTGAGCGTCACCATCGAGATCGACGGGCTGGAGCGGCTGCAGGGCAAGCTCAAAACGCTGGAGTCGGGGCGTTACCTGCGAGCCGTGATGCAGGCGGCAGCGCTCGACATCCGGGGCTACATGGCATGGTACCCGCCGAGCTCCGAGGCCAACGATCCGGCAGGGCGGCGCTGGTACGAGCGGGGCTTCGGGCCGCGCTGGTGGCGCAGGGACGGGACGATCAGCGGCTACCACACGTCGGAAATGCTGGACAAGAAGTGGGCGGCGGCGAGGCCGAGGGTAGACACGCGGGGCCTTACGGCGCGCGTTGGTGTGAACGTGTCCTATGCGCCCTACGTGCAGTCAGCGAAGAGCCAGGCGCGGTTCCACAAGGCGCGCGGCTGGCGCACCGACGCGGACGCCGTGCGAGAGCGCGGGCCGCACGTGATCCGGCTGGTGCAGGCGGCGGTGCGGCAGATTCTCGAACACGAGGCAGTGATGAGCACCTACGGTGCGCTGAGTGACATGCTGAAGGGGAAGAGATGATGGACGCGGACACGCTCATTGCCTGTGGCGACGCAGTCAAGGCGCTGGGGGATGGCAAGGTTGGCGGGTACCTGGTGCGCTTCTCGGGGCCACGCGACCCGGACCTCGAAGGCGAGTTTTTCACGGCGAGCACGTTTTTCGGGCCGGCGAAAACGAGCACTGTCTACTACCAGCATGCGATGGATGACCGCCTCGGTGGACGGGTGCTCGATGAGGACGCCACGCTCAAGTTCGATGACGTCGGCGTGTGGATCGAGGCGCAGCTCATGATGCGCGATGAGTACGAAAAGTTCATCTACGAGATGGCCGAGCAGGGGCGCATGGGCTGGTCCAGCGGCACCGCCTCGCACCTCGTGGAGTATGAAGACATGGGCGCGGCGCGCTGGATCAAGCGCTGGCCGTTGGGCCTGGATGCGTCGCTCACGCCGACGCCGGCGGAGCCGCGCAACACCACTGTGCCACTCAAAACGTGGGAACCCGTGCAGCTGAGCCCGGAGGCAGCGCCAGAGGGCGGGGCGGAGTCCCCGCCGGCGCCTGCGGTGGTAACGCTGTCGGGGGATTCGATTCGTCATAGCGCACCTATAAGGAGTGCAAACATGGAACCCATTGTGAACCCGCAGACCGAGCCGCAGGCGGAGCCCAATCTGCCGCAGGCTGTACAGGATCAGCTCAAAACGCTCTCGGACCGCATGGATCAGGTCATGCAGATCATGCAGGACTCGCCGGCGATCCGCCGAGCGGGCTACATCACGCAGGACGGAGGCAGCGCTGACAAGGGCATCAAGTCCTTCGGGGACTTCCTCACGGCGGTGCGGCGCGGCGACATGAAGCGCATCGAGACCGTGTACCACACCGGGCGCGACACTACCAAGACCTTGAACGAGGACGAGGGCACCGCCGGCGGCATTCTCGTGCCGGAGGAGTACCGCACGGACCTCCTGCGCGTGGCCGACATCGCCTCACCGATCCTGGCCTTGGTGCAGCGCATCCCCGTGAACAGCGACGCCGGCGAGTGGCCGGCGCTGGACGAGTTTACCGCGCCGACTGCCGGAGTGGGCGATACGGCAACCGCTGCCGGTGTCAAGGCGACGATCCGGGCGGAGGGCGCCGACTACGACGCCACCGAGCCCGAGTTCACCTGGCTAAACTGGCGCGTCCACGAGATCGGCGGGCTGGTCTCCGTGACCAAGGAGCTGGTCGCCGATTCGCCTGCCGCCATCGAGATGCTGCTCCGTCAACTGTTCGGCATCGCCATCGCGCACAAGTTGGAGCACTACGTCCTGCGTGGCACCGGCGTGGGCCAGCCGCTGGGCGTGCTGAACGCGCCCTGCGCCGTCGGAGTCAGCCCGGACGTGGCCGGATACTTTGGCTACGCTGACGCGCTAGAGATGGTGAGCCGCTTCATGCCGGTGACGGACCGCGTCCGCTGGGCGATGCACCAGACCCTGATCCCCGACCTGGGGACCTGGGAGATCGGCACGCACGGCGTTTCGGCGCCGAGCATCACCGACCTTGGCTACGGCCAGCCGGTGAAAAGCCAGCACCTGCCGGCGGCGGACAGCGCCGGCTGCATGGTTCTGGGCGACTGGGGCACCTACCTACTGTTCGAGCGCAGCGGCCTGACCGTGGCCTACTCGGAGCACTTCTACTTCGGCTCGGGCAAAGTAGCGTGGAGGTTCGACCAGAGGTGCGACGGCATGCCGTGGATGAAGAACTACATCACCCTGGCGGACTCGGGCGGGACCACGACCGTGTCGCCCTTCGTCTACTTCAACGACTGACGCGGCTGAGTAACAGGGGCGCTGCCCGTGGGCGCCCCGCAGGAATAGAGAGGAGACTTGGCAATGACTTACCATCCGAGGCTTTCGGAGCAACTGTCCGTAGTGGGGCGGATCAAGCCGCAGTCGATCACGGCAGCGGCCACGGCGACGTCCGACATCGTGGACATGCGCTACCACTCGCGGTTGCTGGTGCTGGTCAACCTGGGCGACTACGGTGCTGGCAACGATGGGTCGGTCGCGGTGGCGCTGTACGGCGACTCGGCCAGTAACATGGCTACTGAGGCCGCGATCTCGGGCAAGTTGCTCACGACTGCATCGTTCACCGGTTCGGTGGGCGACGACGCGGTCGGGGTCATCGAACTCACCGCAGAGGAACTGGCGGACGTTGGCCAGACACAGCGGTATGTGCGGCTCAAGATCACGCCGAGCGCCCAGAACCTGACCGCCGGGGCGATCCTGCTGGGCGACCACAGTCGCTATGGCGATGCAGCCGACTTCGACCTGAGCAAGGTGACCGAGATCATCGCCTAACCTGAGGAGGACTGATGCACGCGGAGGCGCTGGACTTTGTGAGCCGCAGCCTGGCCGGCGGGGTGCGTGGCCTCCGCGTGCTTGAGATCGGTAGCCTGAACGTGAACGGGACGCCGCGCGGGCTGTGCGATGGCTGCGCGGAGTACGTCGGGATCGACCGCGTGGCTGGGCCTGGCGTCGATCTGGTCTGCGATGCGGCGGACTACGATGGCGGGCGCGGGTTCGACGTAGTGCTCTGCTGCGAGGTACTCGAGCACGCGCCGATGCCAGAACTGGTGATCGCCTGCGCGTGGCGAGCGCTGAGGCCGTGGGGCCGGCTGGTGCTCACGGCAGCGGGGCCGAAACGCGCGCCGCACGGGTGCGATGGCGGCCCCCTGGCGCCTGACGAGCACTATCGCGGCATTGAGGTTGCGGAGCTGAGCAGAATGCTGCAAGACTGGCAAGTGGTTGAGACCGAGGACCACCCGGAACGCGGCGACGTATACGCGCGGGCGGTGCGCCCATGACCTGGCCGCGCGTGCTGATCTACTGCCCGGTGGCGCCCACAACGCCAAAACTATACGGGCGCACAGTGCAGAGCATCTTCGGGATGCGCTGGCCGGGGCAGGCCGACGTCGTGTTCGGGCGCGAGGATAAGCCGGAGCGGCCCGGCTACCTGAACGTGTTGGACAAGTACACCAGAGCGCGCGAGATGGCCCTGACCGGCGGCTACGACGCGCTCCTGACGGTCGAGGCGGACATGGTCGTGCCGCCGCTGGCGTTGGAGCGGCTGGCGCTGGTCAAGGCGGACGTGGCCTACGGGCTGTACTGTTCGCGGCACGGGCGGTACTCGTGGCTGGCGTTTCTCACGCTGCACGAGCGTGGTGGGACGTCGATCACGGTGCGGCCCGACCTGATGCGCGCCGCGTGGGGGCGCGTCATCGAGACGCAGGGCGTCGGGCTGGGATGCACGTTGATCTGGCGGCGCGTGCTGGAACAGGTGCCGTTTCGCTGCCCCAAGACCAGCATGGCCAACGACTGGTACTTTGCGCTGGACTGCGCGGCGGCGGGGTTCGTGCAGAAAACCGACTGCGGCGTGGTCTGCGGCCACATCACACAGGAACCCAGCCCGCTGGTGATCTGGCCGACGATAGACGATCCGGAGCGGCACTATCGTTTCGAGTTTCTAGGGTGAGGCGGCCATGTACTGCACGCTGACGGAGCTCAAAACCTACCAGGCTGTCGCCGGTGACGACGACGACGCGCTGCTGACGCTGTTGCTCAACTCCGCCAAGGCGTTGATCGACCGCCACTGTGGGCGCACCTTTGAGGCCTCGGCGGACGCCACGCGCTACTTTACTGTGGGCGTTGACACCGACGGGCGGACGCTGTACCTGGACCGCGACCTGTGTCAGATTACGAGCATCGTGACGAACGCCGACGCAGACGACGGCGGCACGACGCTGACGACTGCCGACTACACCACGCGCCCACGCAACGAGACGCCCTACCACGCCGTCGTGCTGCGAGCGTCGAGCGACGCCGTGTGGGAGTACACGGATGACCCTGAAGAGGGCATCGCGGTGACGGGGCGTTGGGCGTGGTCAGTGACGGCGCCAGACGACGTCGTGCAGGCGTGCCGGCGGACGGCAGCCTGGTTGTATCGACAGAAGGACTCCCAGGTGTTCGACGTAACGGCGCAGGTAGCCGTCGGGGCGGTGACCATCCGGCAGGAGCTGCCGCGCGACGTGCGGGATATGTTGGAGCCCTACGTGAGGCGGATAATATGAGTGTCTACATAGTAGTCAAGAGGGTCTGGTCGCTGGCCCTGCAACGCGACTTCGAGCCGGGAGAGGAGATAGCGCTTGGGAATCCAATCGAGGCGGGGCTGTTGATCGAGCGCGGCTGCATCGTTCCGGCGGAGTACGACTGGCAGGCGGCAGAGAAGGCGAAGGTGAGCGATGCGGACGTTCGCTGAGTTCGCCGCCGACCTGACAGGCATGACGGTAACGGGCATCAAGCGCGTCTATGTTACGCCGCCGGAGTCGCTGAACAGCGCGGACTTGCCGGCGCTGTTCCCCATGTTACCAGAGGGCGAGCAGGCGCCGCTCACGTTCGGCACGTCGGAGTACAGCGGCAGCCGGATGCTCGAACTGTGGGTGCCGGTAAAGGCAGCGGCCCAGGGCACGCTGGCCGAGGCCTACGTCGCACTGACAACGCTGATGGACAATCTGGATGATGCGCTGCGCACGCTGGATGCGACCGTGCCGTATCGGCTGACGTGGAACGTGCGGGCGTCGCTCTTGACTGTGGCGGGCACGGACTATCGCGGCGCCGTGGTGACGGCGACCGCAGAGGAGGACTGAGAGATGGCGGATCATGTGCTGATCAAGGACGCGGTTATCACGCTCGACGGCCACGACGTGTCAGGGAACTCGAACGAGGTCTCTATCGAGATCACCCGGCCGACCGACGAGTGCGAGCCGTTCGGCGCCGACTACGTGGAAACGGGCGCCGGTGCCATGCGGGTAACATTCCGCATCCGTGGCTACTACGACAAAACGGCGGACAGCCTCTCCGACGTGGCGGAGGAACTGGTCGCTGCCGGGACAGAAGCCACTCTGGCGATTTACCCGGAGGGGACTACCACCGGCAACGAGAAGTATGGCGGCACGGCGGGGATCACGGGCATCACGCCGACGTTCACCAAGGGGCGCTTCGCGGTCTGCGAGGTGTCGGGCTACATCAACAGCTACGCCCGCAGCACCGTGGCGTCGGGTTCAACGTGATCCAGGGCACTGAGGGGAGACGACTATGCGGCTGACCTACGCGCTGGGGGAGCAGGAGCACTGGGTAGAGGTGCGCGACGACGTCGTTTGGACGCGCAAGAAGCTCCGGGAGATCGTCGATGCGCGCGTCGACCGGGCCGTAGACGTGGTGCGCCAGATGGATGGCTACGTGACGGGTTGCCACATCGTGGACGCCGACGGCGTCGAGCACGACGACTGGTCGGAGATCACCGACGCCGTGCTCGACAACCTGCACCCCGGCGTTCTGGAGTTCGTCGCCTGGCTGCCGGTGCACGCCAAGAACGGCCAGGCGGCGCTGGGAAACGTGAGAGGCGGGCGGTTGTAGCGTACCTGTGCGGTACGCGCAACAGTCCGCCTGACGCGGTGGTAGACGCCTGGTGGCTGCGCACGTTTCAGCGCCCGCTGGAAGAGCTGGACAGCGCCGACTGGCCGCGACTGATGCGCGCGCTGGAGGCGGACCGCATCTGGCGCGCCAAGGAAACGATCAAAGAGTGGGAGGCCGGACGGGTCTCCAGCGCGGTGCTCGACGAGGCGGTGAGCGACGATCTGTTTGAGGAGCTGATGGATGGCCTCAGAGACGCTCGACATCATCATAAAGGCCAGGAACGACGCCAGCCGAACGCTCAGTAGCACGCAGACGATGTTCGACGGGCTCAAGAAGGCTGCGGCGGGGATCGGCATTACGTTTAGCGCGGCGCTTGCTGGCCGGGCGGCAGTAGAGCTGGTCCAGTTGGGGGCCTCCGCGCAGCGCGTGGAGGGCTCGTTTCGCCAGTTGGCCGGCAGTGGCGCAGACGAGATGCTAGAACGCCTCCGAGTAGCAGCGCGCGGGACCGTCGCCGATACCGAGCTGATGCTCAGCGCCAACAAGGCTATGATGCTGGGCGTGAGCGACAGCTCGGACACGCTGGCACGCCTGCTCGAGGTGGCGGCAGAGCGCGGCAAGGCGCTCGGCCTGAGCACGACGCAAGCCTTTGGCGACATCGTAACGGGCATAGGCCGTCTCTCGCCCCTGATCCTGGATAACCTCGGCATCGTCACCGGCGGGGCGGCTGTATACGACGACTACGCGCGGAGCATAGGCAAAGCCGCCGAGCAGTTGAGCGACTTTGAGCGTCGCCAGGCGCTGGTGCAACTGGTGCTGGACCAGAGCGCCGGGGGCGCTGGCGCGGCGAGCATGGCGGGGATCGCCGACACTCAGACGGGGATCGAGCAACTGCGCGCAGCCTGGGCCAATCTGAAAACAGAGGTCGGCGCGGGACTGTCCAACGAGCTAGCGTCGTCCGGCCTGGTGGCGTGGATTCCCAAGGCCATCTCGGACGTGGCCGGTTTCGTGAGCGTCAGTAACCAGGTAGACAAGACCCTCGACGCCTGGGTAGAGCGGCTGTATGCGTTCCAGCAGGCCGGCGGGATCAGTTACGGGGCGATGCTGAAACTGACCACCCAATCGTCTCTGCTTGGCTACCAGGTAGAGTACGGTTCGATGAGCATGAACCGCATGCAGGTCGAGCTAGCCAAGCTGGAACGGGAAGCCGGCCTGTATAACGCGGCGGCGAACGAGGCAGCCTACGCCACGCTCCTGGCGTCTGAGGCCATGGCCGGCATGGGCATGGACGCAGGCGCTGCGGTTGGTGGCGTGAACGCTCTGACACGCTCGCTCTACACGCTCATCGAGGCCTCGGCGGCCATGGGCGCCTACCAGGTGGGCGCTCCGGTGCGCCAGGGCTGGCAGGCACAGAACTATGCGGACCAGATACGGGAGCAGTTGGCGGCGAGGCAGGCGGCCAAAGAGGCCGAGTGGGATTACAACTACGCCCTTGCGGATGAGTCTGGCCAGCTAAGCCTGTTGCAGGAAAAACTCCAAGGGGTTCAGGAGGGCACCGAGGACTGGTACCGCATCAAGACGCAGATGGCCAGTCTGGACCGGAGCACGCGAGGCGGAGCCGCCGGCGGTGGTGGCGGCATCAGCGACGCGGAGCAGCAGGCGCGCGAGATGGCCACCCGCGTGCAGGGCGCCATAGACGCGGTGTTCGCGCCCAGCCAGGTTACCGAGCGCGATTGGTGGGAGACGCACCTGGGGCTCTACGAAGACAAACCCGACGAGTTTCTGCGCCGCTTACGCTCGGCGGCCAACGAAGCGGACAGCGAGTGGAAGCACCTCCTGGGCGGGCGCACCGGCGAGTCGGCGCAACTCTACCTGGCCCAGCAAGAGGAGTTATGGCGCACCGGCCAGTGGTCGCAGATGGGCGCGGGCTTCGACCCCACGGCGGCGCGCGAGGCCATAGTGCAACAGGCGCTGGCGCGGCTACAGGCGGAGTCGAGCCGCGAGGCCATGATCGCCGAGATCATGAACGATCCCCGGCTGGGCGGGTTCAGCATGGCACAACGCGAGCAGGTGCTCGGCGTCGGCTCGGAGAGCGGCGGGGCGACCTACGCGGAAGCGTGGGTAACGGGCGCCGTGTCGGTTGACGCCGGCAAGGAGTTTACCGATGCCTTCAGCGCCCAGTTGGAAGGACAGGAGGCGCGCTGGCGCGTGTTCGGCAGCCTGTCGGCGGGCTGGATGATCGACGGGATGGGCGACGCGGCGGCCCTTGCCAGCAATGCGCTGGTGGATGTGCTGTTCCCCGGCATCATGGACGAGTTGCGCCGCGCTGGTGTTGTAGCGACGCCGTGACCATAGAACGAGTGAGCACATAGATGACGACGAAGATCGGCGTATCGGGCAGCGAAAGCTCCGTACCGGACCCGCACCGACCGGGGTACACGGTGACGGTTTCCGATGTGGCGCACTCTGAGCGGGGGCTAGACGGCTCTCTGAACACGCTGTTCGTCGCGGCCAAGCGCCGCTGGCACGTCGAGTGGCGCCTGCTCACAGCGGCGCAGCGGACGACGCTCTGGACGGCGCTCACGCTGCAACAGCACGTGTCCTGGATGCCACCCGAGGGGGGCACATACACCGTGCGGGTGACGAACCCGACGTGGCGGCAGACGGCGGCGGCTGACTACGCTGCCGAAGCTGACCTTGAGGAGGTCTAGTGGCGCAGTCCACGACTGGGACCAGTCTGGTAGCCAACTACGCGGCGGCATGGCGGGTCGCCGCGCGGTCGGTAACCGTCTGCTGGGACGGCACCAACTGGACCGACGAAACGGCGCGGGTACAGTCGGTGAGCATTCGGCACGAGCTGCTGAACAGCGCCCTGGGGCTGCCGATGCTCGGTCAGGGGCTGGCCAGCCAGGCCACGTTGACCATGAACAACCGCGATGGGCGCTACTGCGCCAGCCTGAGTGGGTCCGTGGCGCACACCTACTGCCCGAACGGCGTCTATCGCGTGCCGATACGCATAGCCATGGGCTACTCGGGCGAGACGCTGCGCCAGTTCACCGGCGAGATCGTGGCCGCGCCAGGGTCAGAGACCGTCGGGCGGCGCACCGTCCAGTTTCAGTGCCAGGACTACTCCTACCCGCTGAAGCAGATCAAGCACCGCTCCACGGTGGCAGAGAACGAGCGCGCCGATGAGGCGATGGCCACGTTGCTGGACGCTGCCGACAGCGCCGACGCGGCATTCGCAGCGGCCACGACGCGAGCGCTCGATGTGGGGCTGGTGGTGATCCCGTACACCTGGACAGACGATGAGAACCTGTGGGCCGAGCTCGGGCTCCTGGCGGCGTCCGAGGCCGGCATGATTCACTTCTCCAAAGAGGCGGAGTTCCGCTTCTGGCGCCAGACGGCGTTCCTGGAACGGGCCTACTCTACTACGTCGCAGGTGACGCTGGCGCGCGCGCGGTGCTTTACGCTGGACGATGATCTGTCGTGGCTGAACGCCTACACCAAGGTCATCGTGGAGGCCTCGCCGTGGCGCCGCAGCGCTCTCGCCGAGGTCTACCAGTGCCAGGCAGAGATCGTCGTGGAGCCTGGCCAGACCTTGACGCACCGCGCGCGGTTCACGCATCCGGTGATGAGCGTGATCACGCCAGTGGAGGGCACCGACTATCGCGCCGTGACGGCGGGGATGAGCGATCTATCCGGCAACCTGGTGCTGGGGATTACGGCGTATGCCCAGCAGGCCACGATCACGCTACAGAACACGTCGAGCACGCAGGCGATCTACGTGCTGGGGCTGACGGTGCGCGGCTACCCGCTCGAAGGGCGCGCCGACGACAAACAGGAGTACGCGGCGACGCTCACGCCCGCACAGGTCCCCGGCGAGAAGGACTACAGCGTGCCGGCCAACGCCTACGTGCAGACGCGCCTCCAGGCGGAGTTGCTGGGCACGCGATTGCGCGACCTGTTGCAGCGCCCGCGCCGGCTCATTGGCTGGTCGGGGCCGCTCTGCCCGTGGCTCGAGCTGGGCGACCGGGTGACGCTGGTCGATGCTTCCCACGGATTCAACCAGGACTGCATCGTGCTAAACCTTGGCATCGAGGCTGGCGCGCAGAACATGGACATGGATTTGACGCTGCTGCCCGTGGCGAGCCTGTTCCCGTACAGCGCCTACTTCGTGTGGGGCACGTCGGCCTACGCTGACAGCGGGTCAGACAGGAGCTTTTACTGATGCCGCGTGCTGCGTTTCCGCTGATTCCAACGGTAGAGACTGGACAGGTGTTCAGCGCCGCCGTGCTGCGCCAGGGCCATGCGGCGGCGATCAACTACCTGTTCGGCGAGAGCCATGCCTCGTGGCCGCTGGCCCACGTGCGGTTGCCGTCCACCGACGTGTACCAATCTGCCTACACCACGATCTGGGAGCTGTGGGGCTTGCACGCATCCCAGACGCTCTACTACCGCTTGCTGATCAAGGTCAACTACGGCAACGAGTTCGACCGCACCTGGGCGTACCGCGTGCAGGTGTCGCCGGACGGCGGCACAACCTGGTACACGGCGGCCAGCGAGAGCGGCACGCAGAACACCTACCAGCTCAAGGAGAACGTCGTCAACCTGGCGGCGGTTTCAGACGGCGCAGGGGGCTACGTCGACGATCACCTGACGATGGGGCAGGTGTACCAGTGGCGCTTGCAGGTGGCCGTGACCAACCAGCCGGACCCGGCAGACTGCACCGTGCACTGCATCCCGTGGGCGCTGGGCACGCGCAAGAGCGTAGCCGGCTGGATTACTCCGCCGACGTTCACCGCTGCCACGTCGAACCCGGCGCACGCCAACACCCTGGCCGACGACGCGCAGGCGCTGTACGATGCGCTGCCGCCCGGCGATGCTGCACTGGCGTTCCCGGAGCTGCATACGATCACCTTCGCGTCCACCTGGGAGGAGTTGACGCGGGCGGTCTACCGGTACCGCCCGGACATGCTCTACGTGGCCGTGTTGGGCTCGGCATGGGCCGATGAGACCTGGCAGTGGCGCGTCAAGGTCGAGACGGACAGCGCCTCAGCCGTCGTGTACACGTCGGGAACGATCACCGGCGACGAGGCCACGGAGCTGTCCGAGTACTCGTGGGGCAACGCCCAGATGATCGATCTGACGACAGGCGCTGCGGCAACGGCGCTGGCGGCAGCGGGGATCACGCTGACGCTGGGCAACTGGTATCGCGTCGTCGCGGAGGTCTACTCGACGGCCAGCCCGGGGCGCGCCTGGGCAGCGGGGGCGGCGATCTACCGCACGTCCAACATGGCGGCTGCCGCAGGCTACACGGTGCCGCACCTGTGGGCGCACGGCGACCAGAACATCGGCCCGACGTATCTGAACCAGTATTCGGCAGACCTCACGGCGCTC